GCGAAACTCATGCCGTTCTCGCCGTGATTGTATGCAGTGATCGCGAGAGGCCACTCGCCGAGAAGGTCGTAGTTCGCCCTCAGGTATTTCGCGGCCGCCTCTGTCGCGAGGATGGGGTCGCGTCGTCCTTGGACAATTCCGTAGACGTTCTCGTAGATATCCAGCCTATACTCGTACCAAGTAACATCAATGCAATGAAGTAGTCGAGTGCCAGCGCCGATGGTATCATCAACCACCACCACCTTTTTAGTAGGGTCCACCTTCCCATCGATCCACTGGAAGAGGCCATGATCACGGCGCTCCTTCTTCACGATAAATGAATTGGTGTTGTGGGCCATGGCCAGTGCGCACACAATCGGAATGGCACTGGTCTCAGTTCCGGCAAATTGCACGTTGCTAAGTGTTAGTCCGTCTCGCACCATTTGCAGGGATAGCAGACACTCAATAGCTTTCAGCCACTCTCCCTGTTGAGTGACGCGCCGCAACATAAAGAAATTCTTCCAGTACGTGCCCGGATAGCGCCCAGGAACCTTTTTGTTCGTGATGTAGATTCCATCATTCTGAATGGCGACCCTTAGTTTTTCCCTAAGAGCCGCCTCCATCGCGTCGGATTCTTCTGCCGTCAGTACCTGAATCATTTCAGTCGCCGCTCCTTGGCCGCCCTGATGTCGTCTCCGTGGCAGAGGTAGAGGGTTTTGTAGTCTTCCCGAAGATGACGGTCGTAACTGATGTCACCGTCCCTGCTGGGAAGGTACTTGTTAAGGACCGCAAAGATGTACGGGAGGAGGACGAGGTTTTCTTCCTTGAGGCAGACATCTCTGCAATGAATAAAGCTATTGGTGGAATTGCAAAGATCATCAACGATAAGAACAGGTCGGCTGCGGTCAATTTGCCCCTCCACGAAATTGTGTATCCCATAGGTCTTGCGCTCGCGCTTGATCATAAAGGCGGGGACGTTAATACCACGTAAACGGAGGTAGGCGGGGAGAGCGACCAAAAGGGGAATGGCAGACCAGGCACGCCCTGTCAGCTGGAAGTTGAAATGACCAACACGCTCCTCAACCAGCTGGTAGAACCCCTCTGCCACGCGAGCAAGGAAGTCCTGGTTGTAGAGCGCATTGGCCAAATAGTACTGGCTCGCATAACGCGTGCCAGGTAGTTTGCCGAAGAAGTAGTCCCTCTCCGGCTTTAGCAGGCAGTGCTCGACGATGTAGTCGGCGAAGTACTGCGGATCAGTTGAACTTAGAGGTAGCGTCAATTGCAATCCAGTAATCAAGGTTGTCACCCTTGAAGTGGGAGATGCCCTTGCTTGAAATAGAAATCTGATAGGTCTGCGGCAGGAACAGCAGGTTGTCCACGTTATAGACCACGCTGAACTCGCGTGCCGCGTCACCAATCCGCATAGAAAACACATCCGAAGTCGTGTTCTTGGTATCTCGGGCCTGCAACTCGAGCAAACCGTCCTTACCAGAGACCACGACCTCAGAAACACCGAGGGCGGCACGAGCCTTGTTCAGCGTTGACCACATTTCAGGCGTTAGCGTGAACTGGACATCGACTGAGGGGAGGACCAACTCGTCCTTGGGTGGTGAAATGACCACTTCCTCGGTGGTGTAGTAATACTTGGTGCGATTTGATCCCGCCTGGATGGTGAGAGCTTTCTCACCAAACTCAACCTCGTGCTGCTCAAACATAGTCAGCACGTTGATGAGCTTATTCAAATCCAGGACCGCAAACCGCGACGGGAAATTCTCCGTCACACGAGCGCGGGCCATCACCGTCTTAGACGGGGAAATGGTAGAGACAACGTTGCCAGGCTTGAACAGCATGGAAGGATTGATACTGGCAAAGTTCTTCAACAGGGTAATGGTCTTGGGATCAAATCGCATTCAGTAAAATACCTCACTCATAACAATCATCATAATATACTGCAAAACGTTTAAGAAACGATTACTTCTTGAGCGGTTTCTTCTTAAATTTCTCAAGAACCTCTGCGTCTGCGGTGGCCGAAACGCCAAGAGCTGCCAGGTCCGCCAGTGAGCCGCCGAACACATAGGTGCCGACGTGCTGTAGCTTGATCCATGGGCAAAGCCAGACCTTCAGGCCGATCTTGTCCATGTCATAGCAAAACTTGTAGTCCTCGGAGAGATAACGCAGTGAAGCGGTCTCTTCCTTCTTGAGCAGGACTTGAGCTTCCTCGATCACGTTGCCAAGATCAGTATACTCATCGGCGTTCAGCTTGCTCAGCTTCTCGACCAGCCTACGGATTTCTCCAAAGCTGTAGCCGCGATCAATGACGCAATCGAAGAAGGCCATGATCTTACGGCTGCCGTCGAAATGCTCGGTACGGACGTGGTCCGGACGATAAGCCATCTCAGGAAACGCATCAGCCCACTTCTGCATGGAGCTCTTGCGAATCATCATGAAGCCGGTGCCGCCTTCCATCACTTCCACCGGCTGGTGGATCGGGATAGAGGTGGAGCCCTGCTTGGGATTGAAGACGTAGTCGCCCACGAACTTCTCGAGCTCGTTGGGATTGTCGTCGGCATAGCCCTTGTCAACAGCCGCCTTGACCTTCTCCCAGGAGATACACTTCTTGGGATAGGGACCGCAGAGCACATCGTACTGGGTCTCTTCACCCTGCAGCGCCAGCATAGCCAGCACGTCCTGCGGGTTGAAGCCGATATCCGAGTCGATGAACAACAGGTGGGTGGCGTCCGAACGCATGAACTCGTCGCAGCAGTAGTTGCGGGCGCGAGTGATCAGGCTCTCGTTGAACAGGTAGTACATCTGCAGCTGGATGCGTACACAGGGCACAAAGATCGGCGACCGAGCGCGCAAACATGCCCGCATTCTGTCCGCCGTACATCGGGGTTGCCAGGAAGAGCTTACGCTTACGCAGGTCTTCCAGCGGTATCTTGATTTCGATGTTTGCCATTAGGTCGTGGTGCCGCCCGACGTAGTGAGTGACGTGGTCTTGTTGCCGGAGACGAGGCTCTTGGCGTCGTCCTTTTCAGCTACTGACCAGTCCATGCTGGCAGCACCTTCCGACATCGATGCCGAGGCCGCATACGAATTGGTCTTGGCTGCCAGGCTGTTGGTCATAGTGGTGTACATATTCTCAGGACGCACATAGACCGAACGAGTTGCGCCAACACCAACCTTGGCCGCTTCGCCATCGATTGCGTCGAAGTTGGCACCTAGAAACACCGTCTCATAGCCGCGATCTTGTGCGGTCTTGATCAGGTTCTTGATCTGGTACTGGTTGAACTCGCGGCTGGCATTCTCATAGCCATCCGTCATGATGACCAGGACCGCCTTCTTGGGCTTGTCCTCGAAGCACCGGTTGATCAGCCGACCAGTCGAATCATACAGCGGAGTGCCACCACGAGGCGAAATTTCCTCTGAGGTCAGCAAAGCCCAATCCTTGGCAGTGGTGTCGCGCACCACATCGTAGGACTGGGTATCAAACACAGCCATCAGCACCTTGGTATTCTTGGCAAGCTTGCTGACGTAGCCGTTAATGGCTTCAAGCGTGCCCTCCCACTGGCTCACCATTGAGCCAGAGCGGTCAAGCAATAGGTAGACTTTCAATTCTTTTCTTCTCCTAGGTTTTCAGTATCGTGGACGTGCAATTGCATTGTTGCATAATGAATGATCTTCAGTAGGTCTTTACGGTTGTAGCCTTCCTTCTTTCCGTAGCGTTTGGAGTACTTGATGATGTTGCCCATGTTAAAGCCAGTGCCAAAGCCGGCATCGATGATCATGTCAGTGGCCTGGTACTTGCCCGAGTAATGGGCGGTGTAGGTGCCGTCAATATGAGCCTGGGCTTCTCTGAGGTAAACATCCTCATTGAACTTGTATTCAATGCGCTTATCCGGATAAACCGTCACAAACATGCCCTCACCAAATGTGATATTGGTGCCACCATCGCTGGTAAACTCCATTGGCACACAATTTCCCGTGCTCTTCGCGTGGTCCCAATTATCCATCAGCTCTCCATAAACTTCGTGATGCGCTGCACCACAGCTTCAGTATCGGCTTGAGTATTGTGATCAAAGTGCTCAACGTTGAACATCAGCACCATGTTAGAAAGGATGTTGTCAATCTTGGACAGCCGCCCCTTCAGCCAGGTTGGGTCCTGGTTCGAACCGCGATCGGCATAACGCTGTTCGCGTAGCTCGGCTGAGGTCTTGAGGTGGATGATTAGGGTGTCGAACTTGTTGACGCAGTTCTCCAGGAAGGAGGCATTGAATAGCCGATCGCCTTCGAACATAACTCTAGTCTCGGTCGCCTGCTTTGCGAGGTTGTCGAGAAACTCGATCGCCTTGGGTTGCACCGCCATTGACATACGGTCAGTGCCCTGGGCATAACCTTCGCCATCATAGCGACCCAGG